GCACGAATCATGATCCACGGTGCTGCAACGGGCGTCGGAATCATCGCAGGTAACGCGAAGAACATTCGCGAACAAGCTGCTGCGGCTCTCGAGGCAGCTGATTTCCTGGATGAAATGTCTGATAACATCGCAGACATTTACATGCAAAAGGCCGGTGGAACCGTCGCCGACTGGCGGGCTCTCATGGAAGATGAGACCTGGTTCAGCGCCTCTCAGGCCATCGATGCAAAGCTCGCTGACGGTATAATCGGCGAAATGCCTGAGACAACGTCAGATGTACAGAACAAAGGCACTACAGAAGTAACCAATACAGTTCCTGTTGATAAGGTCGCGGAGCGTTACCGCGAGTTCATGAAGAAAACGAAAGGTGTGTTGGTATGACCATTACCTGGCCAGTCAACGCCACTGAGCTCGAGGAAATGCTTCTCGACAACAAGGTGCGTTCTGAAATCTTCGCCACGGAGGAGTCGACGCGCGAGTTCCAGACGCGCTACGCGATGGCTTCCAACAAGGCCAACCCTGACATCAACCAGGAGATCATCGCCTCCAGCCAGAAGGCTGTAGCCGACATGGTCAAGGAGATGGGGCTGAAGTCGGGCGACAAGAACGTCCTGCAGCTCCTGTCGCCGCTGAACGCCAAGCGGGTTCTCGGTACTGGTAAGGGTGTTACCTACAATAAGCGCGCTCCTGGTGCTGCGATCGACAACGCTAACCTGTTCGGTGGCGATTACGTCAAGATGATCCAGTCTCTCACGCCTCAGGCACGTCGGGGCCAGGTGAAGGTCGATGAGGCCACCAAGGCTGACATCGACAAGCTGCTTGACATCCAGAACTCCTACGGTTCTATCGTTCCTGCCGACGGTGGCTTCCTGATCCCGGAGAGCCTACGCTCTGGTCTGGCGATGGTCGCTCTCGAGCAGTCCGTCGTTCGTCCTCGTGCGACCGTCATTCCGATGGAGACGCCTCGTGTCGGTGTGCCGTTCGTTGACTCGACTACGAACAGTGGTTCGGTCTTCGGCGGTTTCATCTTCTACTGGGCGGAAGAGGGCGCGCAGCTCACCGAGGCGCAGTCGAAGTTCGGTCAGGTCGTTCTGGACGCCAATAAGCTGACTGGCTTCGCTGGTGTGCCGAACGAGCTCATCGCCGACGCTTCCGCGTTTGGTGCCTTCCTGGACCAGATGCTGCCGAAGGGCCTCGCGTTTACTGAGGACTACGCCTTCTTCAACGGCACTGGTGTCGGTCAGCCGAAGGCGATCATCAGTAACAACGCTACCGTTACAGTTTCCGCTGTTGCTGGTCAGGGTGCCAACACTGTTACCTGGGACAACGTCGTTTCGATGTACTCGCGTATGTTCCCGGCTTCGCTGGGTAACGCCGAGTGGTATGTCGCTCCGGATGTCTTCCCGCAGCTGGCCACGATGGCTGTCAGCGTCGGTACTGGTGGTGCTCCGGTCTGGATCATGGACGGTACAGGTGCTCCTCGCCTCTACCTCCTGGGCCGTCCGGTGAACATCTCCGAGAAGTGTGCCCCGCTGGGTACGACCGGCGACATCATCTTCGCTGACCTGTCGTACTACCTCGTCGGTGACCGTCAGACCTGGCACGTCGACACCTCGGAGCACTACCTGTTCCAGAACGACAAGACCGCGGTTCGTATCATCGAGCGTGTCGATGGTCGTCCGTGGATCCAGTCCGCGATCACTCCTGCGAACGGGTCGTCTAACACGCTCACTGCCTTCGTGCAGCTGAGCTCGACCCGTACGTAAGAGTAACAAGCCTCCTTATCCCGGAGGATGAGTTCCTGGTAGCTCAACGGCAGAGCAGCCAACGGTAACCAATCCGTTGGTCGGTTGAGGGTTCGAATCCCTTCCAGGAACCGAGCAGGCTCGCTGAGCTTGTGGGTTAGGCAGTGGCGCCCCTAATCGGCTCGTAGCCAACGTAAGGAGCAACAAATGTACATGGAAGGACTTGGGCAGCACTTTAACGTGGTGCCTATTGCCGCAGGTGTAGCGCTAAGCATGAAGGACTGCTCTTCAATCACCTTCGTCTGCACCGGTAACGACACGTTCACTCTGACGACGTCGACTACCTTCGGTGGTTCGTACACCTCTCCGGGTAACATCCTTACCCGTAAGTACACCAACACGGCTACCGCTGGTACTGCAGCGTGGGTTCGCGCTACGCAGTCGGCTTCCAACGCCGTTACCATCTCCTCGGGTACTGTTGTCTTCAACGTTGGCCAGCCGCAGATTCGTGTCGGTACTGACAACTACGTGAAGGTGTCCGTCGGTGGCTCGGGCCTCGTCATGGCGATTCTCCACGACCTAAAGGTCAAGCGCGGTCCGGAGAACCTCGCGATTGTGAGTGCGTAATGTCCAACTTCATGACCAACCAGACCGTACAGCTGATCGGTCTTGGTCGTAAGGTCGCTCGTACTACGGCGACTCTGCCAGCCGGTGCGCTCGGTAATATCTTCACCATCACCGGTGGTCGCATCGTCGTGGTTGGACTGGTCGGCGAAGTTACTACTGCGATTCAGAACCAGGCGTGTACCGTGTCGATCGGTACCGCTCCTACCGTTGGTACTGGTTCTGCAACTGCTCTGGGTACGGCTACGTCGATCATCGCAGCTCCGATCGGTACCCACTTCACTGCCAACCCTGGTGGTGCTACGGTTGTCGACCTGTCGACCCAGGCTGGTGCTCTGCTCCAGTCGCAGTCGTTGGTTGTCAACATCGGTTCGATCACCATCACCACGTCTGCTACGAATACTGGTTCTGTCAAGTGGGACCTGATCTGGCTGCCGTGGGACAACGGTGCTATCGTAGCGGCGGCGTAACATGACTGTTGCCAACCCGCCAGTCTATCAGGCCTTCAATGGTGCGCAGCCGACCACGGCTGCCATCGTTAAGGTCGCAACAGGTACTTCGATCAAGACGATGCTCCAGTTGGCAACAGGGTCTTCCAAGCCGATTCGCATCATGGCCTGGGGCTACACGATGGATACCGCTCCTGGTGGTGTCGGTACTATCGAGTTGATCCAGACCGATGTGGCAGCCACGGTTACCGCGCACGTTGCCTCTGGTCTTGTCTCGTACAATGCGTCGAAGACACCCAGCTCGCTGACTCTAGGTACTGCAGCGACTGGGTACACGGGAAGTGCTGAAGGTAGCATCACCGCGACTACTGTGTTCGATGCAGTTGGCATTGGTGCTACCTCGGCACTGACGTACACGCAGACGTTCTTGACCGATAACCGACCTGTTCTCCCTGTGTCGTCGTTCCTTCGCATTCGTGCGACTATCGCGACGACTGGTACGAACATGTTGTGCTGGATCAAGTGGCACGAGTAAGGAGGTAACATGGCTTACGTACGTGTAACCGACGAGTTCGAGGATCCTGACGAACTGGCTTACAACGACGCCATGGGTCGTCACGGTACGCCTCTATGGACCGATGAGGACGCAGCTGTTCAGAAGGCCTGGCTTGCCAAGCAGCATGAACAGAACGAGAAGGACAACGTTCGCGTTGACGACGAAGAGCAGGAAGACAAGGAGGTAGAGCCATCTCCTGGTACCAGCTCATCTCATACGCAGGACAGCGACAGCAGTTCCGCGAAGAAGCCCCAGAGCTCGAGCGACGCTCCTGCCCCAACTGCGGTGAGCCCTACAGCACCGGCCAAGACGGAAACCTCTTCTGCAAGTTCGACGGCTACCGCCCCGACGACTACGTCGGTCTCTCCTACTAAAAACTAAAAATCTCAGAGCTTAAGCAAGCGATTCCTTCTAGTTTGTCAGCTAGTTAGACTTTGATAGACTGAAGGAATCGCTTGCTAAAGGCAGTAATGAAGCTATAGGATCTTGCGAGTTAGACTTAGTTAGAACAAAATTGAATATGTACATACAATTCAATAGTCTCATCCTGGTTCACCGTAGAAAGCAGCCGGACGTGGGTGTATGGTATTGTACGAGAGAGGACATGAAGTCTGCTCTCGATACAAAGGCAACAGCGCACAACAACGCGCAGATCGATCGTGCGATCGAGGCAGCCTCTCGCACGGTTGAAGAGTTCCTTCACAGGATCTTCTACCCTTACATCGCCA